CACTTGAGAGCAGTTCAGACATTCCAGAAATCAACATCAAAGTTGACAGTACAGCTATTACAGCACAAACCAAGAAGTTGAAAGCCAAGTGGACTCCAGAATTGGGTCAAGACTTGAATGCTTACCACAACTTGGATGCTGAAGTTGAATTGACTTCTATTCTTTCAGAGCAAATTGCTTTGGAAATCGACCGCGAGATCCTTGCTGACCTCGTTAACGGTGCAACTGCTGGTACAATGTACTGGTCACGTTCTCCGGGTCTCTTTGTCAACCGTTCAACTGGTGCTGAATTGGGTGCTAGTTCTGCTGCTCCTGACTTCACAGGTACTGTTAGCGAATGGTACGAGACTTTGATTGAAACTATCAATGATGTTTCTGCTCAAATTCATCGTAAGACACTTCGTGGTGGTGCAAACTTTGTTGTTTGTTCTCCAGAAGTTGCTAACATTCTTGAGTTTACTGCTGGTTTCCGAGCCAATGTTACTGCTGATGCAGACAAAGGCGAAATTGGTGCCAATAAAGTTGGTTCTTTGAGTCGTAAGTTCGATGTTATTGTGGATCCTTATTTCCCACGTAATGTTGTTCTTGTTGGTCGTAAGGGAAGTTCTTTCCTTGAAAGTGGCTATGTTTATGCTCCTTATGTTCCACTCCAAGTTACACCTACTATCTTCGGTGTCGAGGACTTCGTTCCTCGTAAGGGTGTCATGACCCGTTATGCCAAGAAGATGGTTCGTCCTGACATGTACGGTATTGTTATCGTTCGCGGTCTTATGGGTGAAGAATACTCTCCATAGAGTGTAACTCACTATCGCAATCAAACCCCCTTCCATTTTGGTTGGGGGTTTTTTTATTATGTAAAACTAATTATATTAGCTTGAGTTTTGGTCTCCTTTGGGCGAGGCCCCTGCTCACTGTCTCTACCGGAATAAGGGGCTGGTAGATACGATTCCAGAACCAAGCTCATAATAAAAAAGGAGATTATATTATGGGAAAAAGATTAGGTCGTAAAAGACTTTTTAAACTAAATGAAGCTGGACAAAATTTGACTGCATCAAATGGCCTTGGCGCCACCGGGTGTGCAAATTTTTCACAAATAAGAGAAGGAAGATTGATTATTTCTGAATTTACAATTGACCTCAATCCTGCTGCTGGTGGCGAATCAAGCCCCGGCGACGTCGATTTGGTTATTGGTTTGAGTTCTTCTGTAGCCGCAAGCGGGATCACACATCATGAGCGCTCAAATATGTTTCAAGTTGACACTGCCGTTCATGGTTTGGTTACAGATGCAGAATTGATCTGTGTTGAAACACCTGCCGGATCTGGTGCATCTACCGATATCAACCTTGCGATTGTTGCCCCCGGACAGCTTGCTGCTAATGGTGGTTTTTCTGGGTCCATTGGTAGCACTGTCATCAATGCCGACGTGCAAACTGCTCCAATGTCTACAGCCGCTGATTTGGCAGGTACTGATTTGCACAACAGCTATCTTGTGTTGTCAAGAGGAGCCGCCACTAATGGTGTTAAAGGTACTTACACCGCAGGTAAATTTATTATTCGCTTGTTCGGTTGGAAAGTTCCCGATGATGCATAAAAAATAATTTATAAATCATTTATCTATTCCTCGATGGTTAATTCATCGAGGAATTTTTTTTTAATTACTAATTAATACAATTAAGGAGTTATATAAATGAGTAGCATTAGAGTAACTAGAAAAAGTGGAAACAAAAAAACCACACAAAATATTGCTGAAAAAGCAACCAAAGCAGCCCCGACACCCGCCCCAAAGAAGTCTCGCGAACCAGCGAAGAAAAAAACCTTTAAAAAACAAAAATAATTTATTTAGATTTAAAAGGAGAATTCATGGGAATGAAAAGAAGAGCTATGTTTAACCCAAAATTTAAGCATTCTAAAAAAAGCCGGTGGGAAAAAGGACAAGCAATACTGAAAGGAAAAGACAATTCAGAAATCATTGAGCTTATTAAAGAACAACAACCAGATGATAAAACAACTGATACTGATCAAATTGTTGAAGAAATGATCAAAGAAGTTGAAGAGATGGTGGCCCAAGTATCACCAACCTATACTTCCACCGAACTTAAAAAGAAAAAGAAAGCCGAACTTTTGGAAATAGCCAATACATTAAATTGTTCGGTTACAAATAAAAATACAAAAGCTCAAATAATCACGTCCATTGAAAAACAATCCGCATAAGTATTATTAGACTATTTATTATGACCGGGGGATTCATGAATGGCAATACCAACTTTAACACCAGCTTCCACTAAGAGTGCTATAGTATTACCGGAGTCAGTAACACTTGCTGGGCTCGCACCGGGAAGCTCTGTTGTTTCTGAAGCTTGCCCAATTGGGTTTTATACTGGATCTGCTGCATTTGTATCTGGTGCAGTAGCACAAGTATCCTATACTTATAAGAAGCTTGGTGGTGATATACTTGATATTGAAATTACCTCTGGAAGTGTTTTTGCAAACTACGAAGAAGCGGTTCTTGAATATTCTTATATTGTTAATCTGCATCAATCAAAAAACACTCTTGGATCGCTCTTAGGAGCCGAAACGGGAAGTTTTAACCACAAAGGCGAGGTAACTACTGGCCCCGAAGATGTGGCTCTTAAATACCCTAAGTACTCCTTTGAAACAGCATTTCGTATTGCAGATGCATATTCCACAGAGGCTGTTTCTGGTGGTCGGACATCAATTTATTCCGGCTCGTTTAGCCGAGTAACAGAAAAATCAGATTATGATTTGCAAAATATAATATCCTCTTCCGCAGCCACTGATTCAGCCGTTCCTTATTTTAATAAAATTGGTAACCGTCGAATTAAAGTACATCAGGTTTATTATGTTTCCCCAAGGCAAATGTGGAGATTCTATGGTTATTACGGCGGTTTGAATGTTGTTGGAAATATGGACACTTATGGTCAATATGCAGATGATTCAAACTTTCAAATAATTCCTGTTTGGCAAAATAAAATACAAGCGATTCAATATGAGGACCATTTGTATACAAGAACATCTCATTATTCATATGAGATAATTAACAACCAATTAAGGTTGCACCCAACACCAAACAATGTATCACCAGAAACATTTTGGATTAAATTTAGCATTGAAAACGAAAGCAATCCTTGGGAAGACGATTATGACTCCGGACAAAACGGAATCAACAATATGAATACTCTTCCGTTTGAGAATCTTCCTTATGAAAATATTAACTCAATTGGTAAACAATGGATCCGTAGATTTGCCCTTGCTTTATCTAAGGAGACATTGGGACAAATTAGAGGAAAATTTGGAGGGTCTATACCGATACCCGGCGACAACATTAATTTAAATGCCTCTGACTTGTTGGCTCAAGCGAAAGATGAGCAATCTACTTTAAGAGAAGAACTAAAGACACAATTGGATGAAATGACTTATCCGAAACTTATTGAAACAGATGCCGCAGTGACCGATAATGCACAAAACATTGTTGGGAAAACACCTTTGAAAATATTTGTAGGATAAATAAATGTCTGATAAATGGAAAAAATTGGCCCAACCACCACCTCCTCTCTTTCTTGGAGAAAAAGAAAGAGATTTAGTAAAGCAAGTAAATGATGAGATCATTGAAAGAGTTATTGGACAACAGGTACTTTATTTTCCAATTGATATAGAGCATACAAATTTTCATCCCCTTTATGGTGAGGCTATAGAAAAAACATTCTTGCCACCAATTAGAGTATTTGCTCTTGTCGAATATGGTGGAGAAGAAACAAATTTTTTATCAAATATCGCTATTGATGAAATGGAAAAAATTACAATTAAATTTCACCGCCGTCGTTTAACAGAAGATCAAGATCTAGAGGTTAAGGTGGGTGATTTTGTTCGTTATGGAAGTATTTACTATGAAATCATGAAAAAGTCTGAACCCAAACACTTGTTCGGACAACCAGAGCATGAGTTTGAAACAGTAGCAGAATGCATTAGAGCAAGAGACGGATTATTCAATGCCAGTTAAAGAAATACCATTTGACCCCTCAACGATAGAAAACATAGACACTGGTTTTTATAATT